CACTATTGCAAAAGAAAAAGAGAGGATCTTGTGTAGTTAAAATTGACGACGTAAATCTTGTTACCCATGACCCAGTAGTACCATTACTTAGTGCTTCTATTGTTATTCTTTTAGCACTAGTTATGGTAAATCTAAAGGCTGCGGGAAATCCGGTATTTGTGAAAGCAGCAAAAAAACTAAACCCAGATATAGTATCTCCAAGTCCTGATATAAAGAAACTACTATTATGCCGATTCATCAGCCCAAAACCACAGTAGTAGGAATCTGTCGCTGTTTTTAATCCTATGTAGTAGGGTTGGTTTTGATCTGCTGCTCCTATCATTGTGTGAGTGATGCCGCTGATAGCTACAGGAGTATTTAAAGAAAATACCTGTGCAGATGTGGCTCTTGATTGCCATGCCGATAGAGGAATTCGACCGTGGAAAGTCATCATATTTGTAAAAGGAATATTACTAAATGCCTGACTGCCACTAGGAAAAGTGCTAAGGCTCAGGACAACATTATTGCTTGCATCTGCTAAACTGCTTGCCAAGCTTATAGAGGTACTACTTAAAACGATGACAAAAACGCCCCAGTACCCGTACATCTGTCTCAAGGCATCACTGCCACCAAGAGACGCATAAACAATATTCCCCGTTTGCAATCCATGTGCGCTAGTAAAAGTCAGCACGTCCCCTGATTTAGTTGCCGTTCCATTCCAAGCAGCCGATAAATAAGGCGCATTTAATACAGACGTAATAATACTTCCCGGCATTTTTAAACCTCCAAGATGTTTAAACTAACGTTAATTTGTGCAGACAGCGTTTTGATTACGTTAAGTCCACTGTTCTCATAAGTTGCTGTAGCGGCAACTAAAAACTCTGGATTCCAAATAACTTCATTGTTGTTAATTGGAAAAGGAGCATTAGCGTCAGTAGCACATAACCATAATTCATCGCTGCTTTTCCAGAATTGTTGTCCAAAATCATTAGCAGCTTGGGCATCATTGGTATACTGCGCTGTTAAGAAATTTCTATTTAAAGCAAATATCTCACTCAAGCTAATAGATAAAGGTCGGTTTGAGGATGCTAAAAAATGACAAAGTTGTATTCCGTTAACATCTGCGGCTCTATCTAAACTATATTGAATTGCCGATATATTATTCAAATTAGTCCAAACTGAGGTATTATCCACACTTGGGTTTCTTATTAATGTAATCCTCCATAAACCTGTAGAGACAAGAACATTAATTTTTGTCGCCAAAATATTATTGAAATTCTTTTTGCTATTAATAAAGTCTCTAGCTCTAATTCCAATTATAGGTGACGGTCTTTTTCCTAAACTGTATATGGTTTTAGAGTTATTGATTGAGTTAATATCGGGCGTACCTATTGGCTCACCTAAGTTAGTAACTGAAGTACCGTATTTAGAAAGCGTTTGTAATGTTGTGGATTGCCCAACATTCTTAACTTCAAAACTAATAGGAATACCTTCTTCGTCTGTAATTCTATCTTGTGAACTATCAGAATCATTCAATAAGCTATGAACTAAAACCCATCTAGCACTACCACTAATTTCAACATAAGCCCAAAATCTAGCTCCTATACCTGCCGTGCCAATCTCTACTCCAAACATTCCCACATTAGTAAATGTTTGGGTATGCCCGTTTGTCCCATCTAATTTATCCCCATTAAACTGGCTTCGTGGTATTTCTATTTCGTTAGTAGATCCTCCTAAAGTGCGGCGATACCCAATCTTGAAATTGTCTCCTTGTCCTGTGCCGTAAATCCTGAAGAAATAACCAGAGTTACCACCAAACAATCCCCAAGTTTTTGAGCAGTTAGGGTTATCTGAAAGCGTCATTGATACTGCTACTGTTACCAGGATAGGATTAGTACCAGCACTAAAAACCCTATTAGAAAAAAGAACTGTTTGCTGAAAACCTGTATTAGATGCAACTGGATAACTTCTCAACTGAATTGCACTAATTTGAGGCAAAAACTTAACTTCAGTTAGTGACCCTGGATAAGATGCTCTAGCGTTTATTCTTTCCGTCCAAATAATACTTTCAGAACCCGGAGGCATAGTGCCACCATCAGTAGAGTCTGAGAGTTGAATACTCCACTGGTTAGGCTCGCTGTCGTAGTTGGAAACATTTCTAAATAGGATGGAAGATTTGACTTTCCTATTTAATGAAAACGTATCTGTCGTTGTCTCCGATGTTGGTTTATAAATTGGGTTTACTAGCTCCGCCGGGGAATTTGGAGGAAAAACGCCGGCATATTGTACAAGAGCATCCTCGGCTAGAACAAATGGATAAGATTCTGTAATCGGTTTTGCTCCTGCTTTTGCTGGAGTATCCCCAATATCTTCTGGTAAGTGGATTTGCGTCATTGCTGCCCCCATACTAACGATGCGGATACGGTAGCACTACTTCCAGTCAATAAAGTTGCTACGACGTATAAAGTATCTCCTGGAGTATTAGTAGAAGCCTGTGCTTCTCTAGCTAAATACTCTCTGTTGTAGCTAAAGATATCGGTTAAGTTAATAGTTTGCCCGTCACTTGTACCACAGTAAAATGTTCCACAAACTTTACCTGTACCTGCTGTTACCGTTCCTAAAGTTGTCGCGTTGCTTATACCACTCAAATCACCTGCTGTGGGTGTGGGAAAAGCGTTGCCTGTGACAGTAGGATTTTTAACTAAACTAAACGCCACCTGTGCCGTAGAACTAATACTAAGTTGCAAAGGATATGCTCTTAATTGATTGGGAGTGTTTACAGAAGTGGCAGTAATGGTATTTGTACTGCTAGTGATATATGGCTTAATTTGAATTGCCATAATTGGAGTCGGGTTAGTATTTGAAAGTGAGACGACTTGAGAAGCTGCACTATAAATTTCTACAGGTGTTGGATCTCCCGCATCAATACTAAAAGATGTTCCAAAAGTCGAAAGGGAAGCGTTGGCACTTGGTAATCCTGCGGCATCAGCACGGCGATAAATCCTAAACGTAATCGGCTTATCAGGATTCCGTAGAGACGGAAATGGCAAGGTATCACCGATAGGGAATGAGTGCATCCTCACCCATCTAGGTTGTCCAGGCTTGGGTGCTTTATTCAACGGAACATAAGCCCAAAAATCCGCGCCAGACGCGCCATACCAGCTATATCTGATCCTAAACATCGTCAGGTTCATCGCCGACAATGCGCTATTATGAAGGCTTAATTTGTAGCCTGTTGAGGTGGGGTTCCCGTTAATATCAATTGCGCCTTGATCTGAACCGTCTAGTCTATTCCCGTTACGTACAAACCCCGATGGAAAACTAGCATAATTCTGACCGTCAGAGTTACTTATTTCTACTATTTGTTCGTAGGCGTTAACATCCATCAAATCGTTATGCCCAGCGAGGTAAGGAATTTGTTCTCTACTTAACAAACCGGATGTTTCTCCAGAAGATGTTCTCCTGAAAGCAAACATTTTATCTTTGCCGTTTTCGTAAACTATTCTGAATCCATAGCCATCAAAGTTATCAAAAGCTCCATACTCAATGACTACATTTTCATTAACAACTCCGCGAGAACATTGGATACCATAGGAACAATCCATAGACCGCCCAGGCTGGTAGGGGAAGTTTATTTTAGTTTGTAAACTTGCATAAGTTCTAGCAAAAGCACCGTTAGCAATTGATAGTTTAGCTGCACTTTTAGCACTATCAAATTGAACTTTACCTTGTGAATTTGTATCTAATCTTGTTGCCCAAATCTTGTCGTCAATACCATAACGCCTAACATTAGCAAATAATAGTTGCGGTGTCCCAAACCTGGGATTACCTAGTAAATCTTGCTTAATCTCTGATGCACCCTCATAGGCATCAAACACAGCTATAGGCGGATGGTCTGTTGCCTGAACCACAGAAATAGAACTAGCTGAAGGTTGTTGTCCAGGCTGTAAGGGTACGCTTCTTCCTACGGTAACATCTGCCATTTTTAAACTCCGTCGCTCCAATGATCGGTTAATTTTACATTGCCCTGAATTAGCCTGATTGTGTAGCCGTCCGACTGACGACAAATTACGTCATAGCCATAGTCTCCAGACTCTAGAAACTGAGTATCTGCGGGGTCTATAGCAAGAATAAAGCTATTGAAAGTATGAGTTCCAAACCATGCGATCGCATTAGCTGGAATTGCCACACTCAAACCACTCACGGCTAATGTCGTTGCACCCACTAAAGCGGAACTTGATAGGGTAGCACTACCTATATATGTCCAGCCATCTTCTGTACGAGTGGCAAAATTTAGTCTTGTCCCAGACGGCATAGAAACCGACAAGCCAGTAACGCTGATAGAAGTTGCACTAATAGCAGCGCTGGCAGAAATTATTACGGTTTTCGCTCCAACTGTTGCAGAAGAACCGCTATTGATAGTTGCTGCTAATGCTGAGACATAAGCAATGGTATCTCCTGCAATCAAAGATACTGCAAGCACTGCTAGATAGGCTGTTCCGCCATCGTTGAAAACCAAGGTTGTGCCATCGGGAATTGTACGGCTAACGTTAGCTACGTTCATGATAGTTGCCCCAATACTAGCCGTCGCCGTAAGCAAGACGTTGATTACGGGAAGATAAGGAATTGCGGTAAAGGATGCTAGGGAGAGCGATCGCACTAATAGCCTAGCTTCGTTAACCGTCGTCCGGGAAGCTGTGCCAGAAACAATGATTTGGGAGTCGGTGACAGCCAAAACTTTTAAGCCAGTGATTCCTGATCCTTCCAGGGTAATCAAGTCACCAACTCGGACGGGTAAAGATTTGAGTAATTGTGCTTTGTCGTCTGTGCCTGGATATCTTCTAATTTGGATGGTATTGCTACCAGAAACAACAATCCCCGTAAAGATGCTAATCAAGTCGTAACCGGGGACTGTTCGGCGAATCTCGGCAAAAATCAAGCAGTTGCGGAGGTCTAAATCAAAGTCGGTGACGGCTACGGAGAATTGGGCTGATTCCCCTTTCTTCAGAACCAGATCAAGTGTGGCAGTGTCAAACTGTGGCGCGAATGTCATGAAAACCTCTCTAAGATGCCAAGTGAGGTATTTATTCTTTCTGGCTCTTCTGGGCTTAGACCTGGTTCAACGTGGTTAGGAGTATTGAAATGATGCAGGGTGGTGACAGCTACCGTATCAGATTCAGGATGATAAAATTTTGCAGCTTCTTGGAGAGTGCCGATAAAAACTGCACCTTCAGGAATCATCCTTGGTTTTCTTTTCCCATTAGGCAATTTTTCTGTGAATGCGATCCCCCCATTGTCGAGCTTCTGTACCTCTGTGATTTCTCCTCGATATCTGGCAGTAATAGGAAGATCAGTTTTAATGCTACAAGTGTAAAAATTCATTGGTGTTGGCGTAAATAAAGGTTTGTACGGTCTGAGTTGGTAATTCACCAATTTGGAAAGTTATCTCCAGTGTAGTCTCCACATCTGAGGGGCGGTTAATAGTTAGCGGCATAAAAAATTAATTAATCTTTCCAGTAGTTTTCCCAGAAGTGAAAACTTAGTTGATTAAGCTGCCAAATAAGGATCTGCCTCCCAAAAACACAGTAGCTACATAAGGCTCTGGAGAGGTTACTATTGAGCTTGTTAATTTAAATGTTGTTGTAATTTGATATTGATTTACGCCCAATCGAATTTTTTGCCACTCATTGCAGTCGAATTCTTGATAATCAATTACACCATTGTTAGGACTCCATAAAAAAGAAGTGCTGGACAATTGGCGTAATTGATTTAATAATTGATCAACCTGCGTTCCAACCAATACGGGTGATGTGATACTCCATTCTTCACTTATCTGATTAAAACCCTCAAAAACAATTTGTTGATATCCGTCGCCTAGCTTATTTGTTAATAGCGGCAGTGATGCTTTTTTAGTTGCACTCCATAACGGGTTTAGGATTAAAACGGATTTAGCAATACCATCTTCTACGGCATTTTCACAGGCTGCTAAATCTGTGTAAAGCCCTGGCGTACCGTACACAGAGCTAAGTGTGCAACTAAAATTAATGTAATCATAGTCCGTCATTAGCGAACCTCGGAAATCAAGAAAGTTGTTCCGGTGGCGTTGTAAGCGATCGCCCCAAGAGTGTCGTTTCCGGCAGTTGCAAAGTTAAGAGTTTCCCCTACTGGCAGGTTGACTGTCAAAACCGTTCCCACTGCACCACCAACGTTTTTAATAATCACAGATTTAGCCCCTGCTGTTACCGTGCCTGTGGTAGTTGTGCTAAGAAAGCCTGGAGTTCGTTGATTTCCCGATAACTGTCTCCAAATCGCTGACAACCAACCGATTGCTCCTATCCCCCCAGCCGGCATTGTTGCCCCAGTAATCGGACTTTCTTCTGAGTAATTCAGCGCAAAATGAGCAACATCGGGGTTGTCCGTTGTCCCTGCGGACGAGTTTGTGAGCGATCGCTGATAGGGGTTTCCGTCTCCCCCAACGTAAATGCGTGGTGTAGCCATTTGTTAAAATTCCATTGCAAATACAGAAGCATATCGAGAAGTGAAAACGCCTACCCAGTTGTATTTCGACAAGATAATCGGGTCAGAAACAGCCCAACGCGAGGATCTGCCATTAACATCAACTGCGGCGACTCTGACGTAATATTTCCCTGCTGATATGTTTGCAAACTGCGTTGAGGCACTTGTTTCAAATCTGGTATTTCCCCACAGTCCATCATCACCAAGGCGTAATTCGATTGTGTAGCCTACGATATAGGGATCTCGTTCACTCCCCAGTAATGGAAAATCCCAGACTGCGTTGAGATCAAACAGGTCAATCGTACGGTAACTGAGTGTGATATTTCTAGGGACTGATACAACGACGGGAGGATTACGCCGCGCTGGTAACGGCTCAAGACTCCAGCCATTTTCAATTTGAGAATATTTGGCAGGGTTGTATTCAATAGCTGTGATTTCGTGCATCATTTCCGTGCTGCCAGAACTCGGAACACGATTTAAAACCCGGAATAATTGCGGCTGCACTGTAGATGATGCAAGAATCCAGTTTGATTCGGGTGGTGGTGCTGATGATAGTGCTAAGTCAAGGGTGAGGATTGTCGCTGTTTCAGGGGAATTGGTAACAACTCTTTCCTGTACCGTGCCATCAGCAAGCATTACCGTGAGGGTGTAGGTTTCATCTTCTAGCAGTTCTACAGGATTATCAAGGGTGATTGCGGTAGTGGTAGACGCTGCGATTAGTCCCCCGTACCGAATATCAGCCCTTTTTGAGTCCATCACCCTGATAATATCGCCGGGTTTTGTGTATGTTCCGTAGGCTCGACACCTGAAAGTTACGGTTTCCTGTTCCAGTCGGTCGGTTAGCAAGGTGGCATACCCAGCCCGTCGTGCTTGACCCCTTGAAGTGCAAGCAAAAGCAGATAGTTCTATTTCTCTCACCCCGTATTTAGCAATACCAGCAGGATCATCAATTGCTTCCACAGATCGGCGGTAAAAATCGTCTGGATTTGCCCAAGTTACCAACGCTATGGTGTGTCTGGTTTTCAGCCCTGTGCGGGTATACGAAAACATCCCCTCTTCGATATCTGACTGGGTAAATTGTGCCACCGGTGATCCGGGTTTATCTGTCACAAATCCGATTGCTCCAAACATCCAGTAGGAAAATCCACGAAATATTGATAGAAACTGCTGAATAACGCTATACGCCTCATTCTTGCCTTCTAGCAGTATGTGACATTGGAATCTGTGTTCTGTACCACCATAGCCGTCGGGGACGTACTCATTGCAGTATTGGCTAATTTCGTATAATGCCCATTTATCAATTTGAGTTGCATCAATATACCGCCCAAGTCCATAGCGGGTATTTGTGATCAGGTCATATAAAATCCATGCCGGATCTGCCACTGCTACCGAAGGCGTGATAAAAGTTCCGTCCCAAGTTCCACTAAAGGTCAAACCCCTAGCTGCGGTAGGTGTGGCATTACTGGGTATCTGAATTTTCCGCCCTGCTAATTTCAGGGATATTTGCGGTAGAGACTGAAACTGTGCAGCATTGACAGTAAACCCAAATAACGCGCTGTTGGGATATGCGAGCTTGGTTTCTGTTACTTGCGTGTAAGATTGCCATTTTAATATACGCTGATATCTGGTTTCATCCGTGTCCTGTGGCGTGGTTCGTTCTACCCTGACGCTAAAATCGGAAATCGTACCACCGATGTTATTGACTGCAAAAGCATATTCAAATTCTGTTATGGTTGCAAACCTTCCGCTTTCATTCACTTCATAAATGAGATCGAACGCCCCCGCACCTTGTTTTACATAAATCTTAAACCCTACATTTAATCCCAGCACACCCCCGTCCGGTGAGTATTCCTGTAAAACCACGCCCAAACGGACACGAATAATATCTAGATTGGCATTGGTGATAGTGCGGGTAATCGGGAGATTGTATTTTACCTCAGCGTTTACGCTAGTTTCGCTTGCAACCTCATCCCCAAACCCGGGCATTCTGCCTTGTCCTTGAGTTCCCAGTCTGTAGTCCCACGTAAAACCGCTGAAGTTCAGGGAATTATCAGAATTTTGAATAGGGGTTTCATCAAGGTAGATAGATTTTAGCCCGTCCAATAGCCCCTCAATTTCCCCTTCTGACACAATCCCCAAAACTGAGGCGGTCGAAACGGAAGTTCCTGATATAGCGGTTTCTGGCGGTTTTGCGGGGTTGCCACCGCCACCACTACCGCCAAATCCTTTAAATTGTTTTTTCGGCATAAGTCGTATTTTAAGTTACGACTTTATTTTTGCCTGTTGTCGGGCTTAATCCAATTTTCGTTAGACAGCCTACATGAGACAAATTGATTGAACAATCTTTTTCTCAATGGAGAATATGAAATTACGTAACCCCAGAAAAACCCTTGAATGCAAATCACAGAGCTAATCCGTCCTTTGTTCCATTCACAATCAAAGTTATCTGGATGCTGAAATAGTATTTTTTGACCCTCTTTGTATTTAGGTTCGCCTATCAAAATGCCACCCCCATTTCAGTCAAATTCTGTTGATATTCCCGTTCTTGTTGCTCAAATTCCCTCTTGATCAACCTTCTCCAACCCCTACGGCAAATCTTGTATGACTCACTGAAAAACCACATCACAGCACGCTTCACGGATTTAACCACCGACTCAACATTTACTTCAATTAGCGATCGCTCAAAACCCACAGAATTAAACTGAATCATTCCATAAAATAGGGAGTCAAACAGCGTCAACATCAACGCCCCTTTATGTTCTGGCAACAAATCAAAAGGGTCGGTATCTGGAAATTTCCGTATCATCTTCTCTTTCCAAAGCTGATAAGCACATCTATATAATTGCGCCATTCCAACTAAGTCCATATTTTCCAATGTGGGAGGAATTACAGTTGTACCGGACAATTTAGCAGTGAAGTCCAAAAACCCCAATCCCCAGACTTCCTCAATTTCCCCTGTGTCTTGATTAGTGCGAGTTTTCCAAAGTCCAGTTGATAGCAGTTGCCTGACATTTCTACAGCTATGCTCGGAACTACAAGCACCAGCCCAGTGCTTTTTGAGGTATGCCGACAAATAGATATTGGTCATCTCAATAGAAGCTACACCCGTTTGAGATGCGGCTATTATATCCCCTGCTTTTTCGGGAACAAGCTTATTATTCTCCAGTAGTTCTAATCTTTCGAGGGCTGCCCAACAGTAAGCGTTGGTAACTCCCATGACCGCTAAAAGTTGCGGTGTGTTCAAATCTTGGATTCTGTCAAAGATTTCTGATTCTTTTTGCAGAAAGTCTTGCTTTGTGATGCGGTATTGGGTTAACATAGTCTCAACTTAATATGATTATTAGCCACTCTTGCCGGAAAACTTGGGTGGCTAATTTATTTTAACCCAAGGTTATGGGTAAATCAATAATTTCATCAATACTCTAATAGCTGCATCGTTAAAACCGCTCTACACCCAGTTTTCGGTACTTGAGGACTATATGCTTTTACTTCTATTACAAACGAGAAGAATTTGAGATCAAAAGAGGAATTAAATTAAAAGAGAAAAATTAATTAATCGCTCTTGTTTGATATAAATGAAAAGCATATAGTCCTCAAGTATGCTTTTTATACAATTATGTCGTCATGGAATACTTAGTGCGTAATCATCAGCAGTTTGATGAATAGGTTAAGATCGCTTGCCGAAACCCGTCAGGAATGGCGGGTTTTTTTATTGCCTAACTCGGCTGGTAGGAAGTCGTAATCTTGGCAGAGATAATATACATCCCCACCAATGCCACCCCGTAAATTATTGGCACACGCCCCCCTTCTTTAACGGTCGTTGACGTACCACCAAACACCAGTGATTTTTTGTCCTCTCTAGCGTCAGGTGATTCTTGCCGTCCGAACAGGGAAGAAATACCACCCAGTAGCAAAGCACCCCCTGTCAGAAATAGAGTTGCTGAAGATAGCCCCAGGAAGCCCGCTCCCCCAGTTAAAAACCCCGCCGCAATCAGTGCCACGCCTGCAATAATTTTACCAGCTGCACCAGCACCAGCGATTACAGGCATGATTCTGATAGATTGCACCTTTTTGGAAATTGGGCATTTTAGATGCTGTTCTTCAATCTCCTGATACCCTACCTGAATTTGATAGGATACGCCACGGTTAGCAGCTTCAAATAGATAATTCGCAAAATCTTTGAAGTTAGCACGTAGTGCCGCCACAGCTTCGGCAACACTAGATACAGCAACGGTAATTTGTGAGGTAAAATAGTCTGCAAGTTCACCTTGTAAGTAGATTGTGATCATGGATTGTTTAGGTGTGAATAACATGGATGAAATTCCTGAAATTAGAGTAAATATTCAGGGCAAGCTCATCTCTAGCTTGTTGGATGAATCGTGGTTTTTGGAGTTAATCAAAATCATCCCTGAAATCAAAACATTGCTTGTTAATGGTGTTTTGACGGGCGTTTGTTTAACTACCATGACGTTCGCATTTCAGGTAAAGATGAAATATGCTGACGATACAAGTACAGCAAGCGTCAAGTTAATGACGCTTGGGTATAAGGTGAATATTTTATACGGATAATCGATTTTTCGTCTAAATCTTTTAAAAATTCATACCGCATTTTGACGGTTTTTGCTCCTAGTAATGCGTTGTGATTGCCGTCGGTTTCTAGTGATGGAGGTAATTCACCCGCGTATTTAAGATGATCCTCTTTCCACTGGATAACGTCTCTACACCTCATTGGAAAGCTAAACGGTAATTCCGCCATCACCCCAAACAGTTGACACAAAACTACCCAGTCGTAACTACACCATTCACCCCAAAACTCTATAGATTCTTCTGTTACAGCGTCCCTTAATTCTTTGTAGCCTTTATCTGCTGACGGGACGGGTAAAATACTTGGTTTTGTAAATCGTAAAACTTGACGCGCAATTTCTTGTTTTGGATGGGCGCACAGATAGGAGTCTCTATAAGCTGGTTTTACCCAAGGTTCAGACGGGTTAACCTTAAACCCATCTTTATCTAATCCGATTGGGTGCAAAACATTTTCTAGCACCCAGTCACTGGCCTTTGAAAAATCACATTCACTGTTGATGGCGTAGTATTCGCGTCCGTCGTCGGCAACTATACCAATAGAAATCAAATCTATGGTCACGCCGTTTTCTATAAATTCTGAGTCTAAGTAGTAGCGCATATTTTTAACTCTATGACTTACCCAATAATTCCCCTTACGCCAACCTGGTCCAATCCAGAAACAGAAACCGCCGATATTGCCAAAACTAAATATGGTGAAACTGGAGTTGAACGCCGTACTACCAAGGGTATTAATACTGTTACCTCAAGTTTGGATATCAGCGTAAATATTATTAATTTTGCAGAAGTAGACGCTTTTCTTAGGACGCGGCGGGGTTCACCATTTAGGCTGTCGCTTGATGGGGGCGTGACCGATGACGGGAAGCTTTACATCTGCAAAGAGTGGAGTATTCAGCAGCAGGGTGTGACGGCGGCTGCTTTTAGTGGAAAGTTTGAGCAGGTGAGGAGGTTTTTATAAAATACCCGGATAATTTTCTCTGAAAACCTATTGACATCGTGAAAGTATCAGGATATATTAAGAGTATGGCAAGGGAAGGAAGCCCAAGCCACACAGTAAAAGTTTAGTTTCAGGAGTATTTTATCATGAAGGCTCAATCATTCCAAGTTCGCATCCTTAAAAATCAAATAGCTGCTTGCTTGAGGTTGATCGCGCTTCATGTAAGATCCGCAATCCTGAAGTTAGTTGATTTAGAAAATAAATTGGAGAATGCCATGAGTGAGCAAATTCAATATTCTGAAGCTCAAATTAAAGAGGCTTTTGTCAAAATCAGAGGATGCCTGAAAAGAGAATGGAAACCTGAAATGTCTTCTATGATCAATCGGCTAATTGGGCAAAAAATAAAGCCTAATAGCCCTTGGAATTATAGGGAATCCTTTCCCATAATTCAAGAAATGGTAAATATGGGGTGGAGAGACTGGAAAATTCAGCAATGCCTCCTAACCGCTGAATACTTGGAAAATAATTAAATGAAAATTAAATCAATTCGTCTGGCGAATCCCCAAGAAGTTAAGTCAGAAGATGATTTTGAAAAAGGTGAATTCTGGGGCATTGATGAGCTAAACAAAGAAATTCGCCTGTATTATTTCAATGAAGATATACCCGCACCTACTGGATATCAAGAAGTTGAATTTGTTGGCGTTCCTGTTTTTCCGGTTTCATTTTTTAGAAAGGTGGATTAATTATGGCATCAAAAAGAGATTGGATCGCTGTATCAGATGAAGTATTTGTAGATCCAGAGTTACATGGTTTCAACTGGATTAGATGGAGTCCAGGTGTGCAAACAAAAGAGGGTTTTTCTGGTTATCCGCCAGAAATAAATCCCCGCTTGCCTGGGTATCCCTCGCATTACATGAAAGCAAAACACGAAATAGCTCAAGAATTAAAGAAATACTGGCTACCAAGCTATCTTGCTCAGTAATAAAAAAATGAGTAAAAAAAATAAAAAAGGAATTGAGCTATTTTTATCCCCTGAAGCGATCGCCCAACTAGAGACAAGATCCAAAGCTGGTGGATACAAAAGCAGATCCGCTTATGTAGAAGCGTGGGCAACGGGAGAATTAGATAAAGAAGTTGGTGAGGCGATCTCCACCATACAAACCTCACTCAAGGAACTAGCTAAATCCGCAGGATGTCAACATCCAAATCCTGATTTTAATAAAGAATTTGGGTTTTATCAATGTCCTCTCTGTGGTGAAGTTTGGGCGTATGCAGATGACGATCCAGATAATCACGAAGTGATGTAATTCTCGCCCCGTAATAGGGGCTTTTTTATTGGCAATTCTAAAAATAAAATGCCAATAATCAGCAATCTCCTATCCCTCAATCCCGACTCACCCATTGAGTTATTCGAGATATCTAATTACAACTTATCCGCACCAACAGAAACCCTGTACATCTGCAATTATCCCGGCGTGTCCTTCGAGGGGCAGGAATACGCCGCCATTGGCTGTGAATCTGAAGGTTTTGATCTTATCGGACAAGGACCAATTCCCACGCCACAACTAACAGTTTCCAATATCGGGCGTGTCGTCTCGACTTGGCTAACTCAATGCAAAACCTCACCCAATTACCGACTAGAAGGAACGACGGTAAAGCGCCGCCTTACTCAACGGCAATTTTTAGATGGTGGTGAGAATGAAGGCGCGGCAATCAAAGAACTGCCACAGCAAATATTCGTGATTGAGCAGTTAGTGTCAGAAACTTATCTCGCTGTACAATTCCGACTCGGATCGTCGTTTGACGTTGAGGGCGTGACATTGCCAGCCCGTCCGTTACTGCGGTCATGCTCATGGCGGTATCGTTCCGCCGAGTGTGGGTATTTGGGGGGCGGGTTCACCTTAAATAATGTGGCCACAGATAATCCGGCGTTGGATGTGTGCGCCAAAACTTTGATAGCGTGTGAAACTCGGTTTGGTTCTTACGCGAACTTGCCGTTTGGGGGTGCGCCTGGGTTGAATACTTATAGTTAATTTCCTCAATCGCATGACAACCATTGACAAAAATCTCTGTTATAGTTAATGGTGTACAACTAACAGATGGAATCATGCGACCATCATTAAACCGGACAACAGAGATAAAAGCCAGATGTACCAAGGAAGTCAAGGAACAGCTAACCAGAAAATTGATATCTGTCGGGTACAAACGTACTAAGGACGGTAACATAAACCCAAACTTTGTAGACTTCCTAGAAGCCTTAGCGGATAAGCCTTTGGGTTGGTTTGAAAAAAACTTTGAAAAAAATCTTGACAATCAAAAATAGTTGGGGTACAACTAAAATATGGAGAGAGGGGGAAGACAAGCACCACTCACAAGCCCCTGGTTAAGTTGATGAAAAATTTACAGGCTAGACAACAAACATTAATCAACTTAATCACCCGTGTGGGTGGCAAGCAAAACATCCAGAAATGGATGGATGAATTATTAAAAATTGATTGGAAACTTGAATCCACAGAGGTAAAACAAATGGAAACTACTTACAAAGGATATGAATTAGTAGAAATTGATTCTGATAGAGAACCCGGTGTTTATAAGAACGGAAGCCTTCTAACCGAAGGAAAATATTTTGAGGTTGAATCCTCTTATGATTCAGAAGGTGTCATCCTTCTGGACAAAGATGGAAAGGAATTTCCCTTTAATATTGAACTGCCAGCGCTAACGGCAGCGCAAAAAACTGAGTATGCAACTCGGCTAGAAACTCAGAAAGCAATCGAATTTTCTATTGCTGCTGGTGAATGGAAGCAAGTCTTCCAAGAAGTATTTGTAGCTCAAACAGGTACAACAACAAAAGTAATTTCTTTTTGGAGACACCCTGTATATAGCGAACGGGAAGCATTAAAACTTCTAGGTGTTGAGATCGCTGACAACTGGAAAGCTTCTCAACAATTGATCAACCGCGATCAAAAAGTGTTCCAAAATTGGGTAGAACACTGGGAATTGAAAGCTACTAAAGCAGTACCTAAACACCCACTAGCTTCTAAAAAAGCGGCATATCCTGACCTAAAAGAATATTTCTATAGCTTGTATCCTGAGCTACGGGAATATGAAAGCTACATCAATATCTGTATGTGGCCAGTAGCCAATGCAGTTTTTGAATGTCGGAAGGGTGCAGTATCCTACGAGCAACTATCAGATGGTGTAGATAAATATATCTACAAATTTGACGAAGATAAGAAGGTAGACGCGATTGTTATATCTACACAAGAAGCTCTTGAAAGAGCAAAAGCTTTTAAGACCTACGCTGATGCTAAAAGTGCAGAAGGACTAGCCAGAGAGGAAGCTAAAAAAGCACAGCAGCAAAAAGAGCGAGATTACGAGACTTACAAAAAGACTCAACAAGCCAAAAAAGGTATTATTAAGCCTTTCGAGAAATGGCTGGCAACAGTCTAGCCCACCTGATGATGGACGGCTGGCTACCGTCCGAAACTACCACCTGGTAGTCGTGGGAAGCTGTCACATACCCACCAAGAAACAATGGGAAACAAGGCATTAGAAAGACCGCAAGAGTGGCATAGAAATAAATTCCGATCTCTGCAAGAGACATTACTTAAATGCTATCTGGTATTTGACTCAAAAGAAGACGGTGATGAGTATAACCGCTATTTCCCCTTCACAAAAGAAGGATTGAGAGATGCCCAATCACTAGCCAAAAAGTGTGGTGAAAAAGTCCGCGCCACTGAGGAGAAGTTAAAATATCTCCTGCCTTACAGACTGCAAGATAGTATGCAGTCTCAGGAGTTCCAAGACTGGTGTAAAAAATGGAAAGTAGATGTCTAAAGGTATCCTGTGGGGTGTAATTCAAGCACCAGTCATTATTACCCCACGCTATCCACAGGGGATGCTAGGATATTCATAATTCAAGTTTTTACAAGTAAACGAAACACCTTCCCGGAGTGCATTTGGGGAGGTGTTTTAATTTTAGCATAAGCATTTAACTATAGCCATAGAGAATCAATAGATAGTTGCAGTGATTGATACTCCAAGTCCTGATTCTATGGGGATTCTTGGATATTTCCTCATTCGCATGACTACCCCTTGACAAAAATCTCTGTTATAGTTAATGGTGTACAACTAACAGATGGAATCATGCGACCATCATTAAACCGGACAACAGAGATAAAAGCTAGATGCACAGAGCAAACAAAAGAGCAACTAGCACGAAAACTAATTTCTATAGGATATGCCCGCAGTTATGGAAAAACTATCAATCCAGACTTAGTTAATTTCGTGGAAGTCTTATCCAGTAAGTCTTTGGAGTGGTTTCAAGAAAATTTTTCAAAATCACTTGACAAGCTAGAATAGATGGTGTACATTTATAAATGTGGAGAGAAAGTTAAAGCAACTTAACTTAACTCTCTATCGCTTACCTGCTGCTAGTAAGTGAGCGATCGCATTCACAAAGAAGGAAAAAGAACATGAAAACTGTACAGACTAAATCCAGCAACTTCGTGTTGGTATCTTCCCGACACGAGATGCCAATTTCAAGACCCTATCTGAATTACTGTGATTTAGATAGGAGGACTGAAAAGGAGAAAGACTACGCTGAATACAATCTTCAAGAATACTATCAGGAAACCTTTGGACAAGGTATGTTCCAAGGTTACGACTATGGGAACGACATAGGGTTATCAGACCCTTTCGCTGAAGAGATTCTCAAATCTGATGTCCTACTAAGGCATGAAGAAGGCTGAATCGGCAATCTTTATAGCTAGTGGGGACGCAATCAATAAGCCGAAACGGGAGCGATCCCGTCTACCTGAGATTACGACTTGGGTACTGATGAAGGCAAGTTAAAACAAAGGGGAATTTATGCCAGGATTTAGAGTTATTGATGAACAAGAAGAGATCCTCTCATTTAAAGGTCACGAAGTTGCAGTAATCGTTAACGCTGACAAGGCTGTGTTTACATCGCCAGTGGTTGCAATTTCTTTTACAGAAACTTGGCAACTTGCGAAACTACAGGATGGTAGTGAAGTTTATTTCCATTGGAAAGATTACTCTGACTCTATACCTTTCAGAGATGATGTGGTTGTCGAAAAGTACGAAGCAGCAATAGCCGCCGAGAAAGCTTTAATAGCTGCCAAACAATCATACAGGGATGCTATGTCCGCTCTTGGCGCAATCCAGAAAGAAAGGGGTAACTACGAAGATTATCAGACGTGGCTTGAAATCCCTGGAATACCTGATAAAAAGTGGGCAGATGAGTAAAGGCATCCTGTGGGGTGTAATCCAGTCGCCCCTAAATATTCCCGGACGCTACTCGCAAGGTCAACCCCACCACGTAACACTACAATTCGGGGTTGACCGCCAAGACTGGAAAGAGTGGGAAAGCTTAGAGTTTGAAGCTACGGTATTACATGAGGCATGGAACGGCAAAATACAAGCTGTAGCTATCAAACTTCCTGATTGTATTCCCTGCGCTAACAAATATCCTCACATATCTGTTAGTTGGCAATCAGGAATTTCACCAGTTGAATCTAACGCAATGTTCGCGTCAAAATTCAACTATCGGTTATTGAGTCAAGGTATGAATTTAAAGATTGAATTTCTGGAGTGGACAACATGAATGTTTATTTCTTTTCCCGTCACGAAGCACAACCCCAAATGATCAATGATTTGGGCGGCACAATTACTCAACAGTTTCGTGGCACAATTTCTGATATTATCCGCGACGGCGATCGCATTAAATTCCTGGAAACTCCTCTGGGTGAATCAGAAGCGATCGCGCACAGCATCCCCAAAGATTCCATAGTGGTAGCAGTTGCGCCACTTCCTTTGCAAGAATTATGGCTAAAAGCCGGGGTATATATATTTCTCGCACCTCAAAACAAGCGGGAAACTACCCAAGATAATCAAGTAATTTTCAATTATGCGGGGCTTCTCCGCATCCTGAAAATTGAAGTTGTGACCGAGCAGTGGGTGGGAGTCACGCCCACAACTGAAGACAAGCACTTAGAAAGAAGTGCATTGCAAAACTAATTTATTCCGATCGCTCACCGGAACTCCTTAGTTCCGCGATCGCTAAAGTGCAAGCAGTGAAAATTACTTGTACTTTAGCGGTTGGTGACAGCATCGGCGTATACAAAAAAGGAAAAACAAAAACATGAAAGTAATTAGAGTTAAGGTAGAAAATGCTGAAAAAGTGTTGGCAGCCATTCCCGGCGCAACACTGACTGTTGCGCCGGATTACGATTGGAACTCCGGTCTATCCGATGATATGACCGCACCTGCGGTCAACATGGTCGGGATTCAGT